CAGATTTACCAGCCGCAGGATCGCTTGGAGTTGATATTGCATTTAACATTAAAACATCATCAAGTTCTAAAGTATCTTGTACTCTTTGCTTACCAGCAACATCTATTTTATAAGCCCCAGTATTTGTTGTTGTTCCTATTAAAACTGTTTTTTGTAAATTGATAGTTGTTTGGCTTCCATCTAAAGTAATATAAGGTGTTGTTCCACCAGACCCATCATCTGTACTAAAAATTATATCACTATCATCAGCTCTATTTCTTATAGTTAAATTATGGTTATAGTTATCTATAACACTAGCATTACTAGCGTGAAAAATTCTTAAATCATTTCCTGTTCCAAAAGCTAAAGATTTATCATCAGGAAATTGTGTCAAACCAGTACTACCATTTAATCTGAAATATTCTGTTGTACCACCTGCACCATCATCACATTTAAACTTAATATCTTTGTCATCTACTCGTTGTTCTATTACTAAATCACCTCCAAAATTTTGTATTAAAGAATTTGTACTATCATGCGTTAATCTTAAATCTGAACCTGAACCTATATTTAAAGTGTTATTATCAGTTATTTTTACACCACCATTTATTTGCAGTTTATTTGAGCCATCATCACTTGTTGTTCCAATTAGTAGATTTCCTCCAGATGTCAAACGCATTCTTTCGCCACTTGGACCATGTCTAAATATTATGCCAAAATTTCCAGAATCATCTCCATCAGAGGTAAGGTATAATATATTTGTAGCTCTATAATCACTTGAAGTAACAGCTCCGCTAAATGTTGCAGTTGTTCCAGTTAGTGTTCCAGATGTAGTTATATTATTTATGTTTACTAAACTTCTATCAGTATCAACTATTTTTGTTCCAGATAACAAAATTGTATTTACTATGTTTGGATTTCTAAAATAAGATGACGTTCCAGTAAATGTTGCTGTTTCAACACCACTTGTTATAATTTTAACAGTTCCAGTAGTTGAAGCATCTATACGATTATTCGTCCCAGAAAATACAAGTTTATTAGAATGAATATCACCACTTGCAGTTATATCACCTTCTACTTGCAGTTTTTCACCATTATCAGTTGTTGTTCCAATGAGTAGATTACCACCAGATGTAAGTCGCATTCTTTCACTATCACCAACTCTAAAACTTATTTTGTTACCAACACTTGCTGATTGACCATTAATTGTAATACCAGTTTTTTGTGATACTCCAGCTCCAATAACGACACTTGTTGTATTATAATATGTAGTCAAATAACCAGTTGCATCACTAGAACTATAACCTAATTGAACGCCACCATTTGAATCAGACCATAATGTCCCACCTCCACTTCTAATGTTACCAAAAAAACTACTTGTACCATTTACATTTAATTTATATCCAGAATCAGTTGTTGTTCCAATAAGTAGATTTCCAGATTTACTGATTCTCATCACCTCACTTGCAGCTACATTACTTGCAGTTGTTACAGTTCCAAATAATATACTGCCTCTAAAATCACCATTCCCATCATAAGTTATAAAAGCAGCATCACCATTTCTTGCTGGATTACCAAAGCCAATAGTAGTGTTATCTGAATATGAATCTTGTTGAAAAAACAAATTTCCTTTAATATTTAATTTACCACCACTATCAGTTGTTGTTCCAATTAGTACGTTTCCTCCATTTAAAAATGAATTGCCATCAGCATTTAAATAAATATTTTGATTGCTACCAGAATAAATACTAAATGCCTTATGGTCTCTGTGAAATCTAAAACGATTATCAGAGCCAGTTTTATTTCTAGTAATCCATAAATCTGAATTTGCTACACCAGCCCCAGTATTACTATCACCAGTTGATATAAACCAATTTCCTCCATTAGTGCTAAAATTAATAGCTGAATATCTAATTGTGTTATTACTATCTTTGATTAAAACTATTGGATTATCCCCTTCTACTCTTAACTTATCACCAACGTCAGTTGTAGTTCCAATGAGTACGTTTCCTCCAGCTTTTATTATTAATTTATCTGTGTTATTAGTTCTAAAATTAAAATCACCATTGGCTTGATTTGATAAATAAGCTGTTGAACCAGTAAATTGTAAAAAACCTCTATTTACACCTCCTCCTATAAATCTAATAAATGGAGCTGAATTTGATTTTATTTTTAAAACTTCTCCATCACTCCCACCATCAAATGTTGCAGTTGTTCCAGTTAATGAGCCAGTTAAAACAACATTTCCAGCTCTTAAATCACCAGTTATTAATATTGTATTTGTTGTATATCTTGATAAACCAATAGTTGTATCATTGTTAAAAGTTAATGCTGGTGAGCTTCCAACTGAATCTGGCAACCTAACTCCTCCTTGAACGTAAATATGACTTGAAAAATAACCAGAGCCATTAACTTGAAATAATTCATTTGTTATTGAGCTTGAAGTATTTAAAAGCAATTTCCCACCAGATGTCAACCGCATTTTTTCTGAGCCGCCAGTTGTAAATCCAATATTATCTGATGTAGGCTGAAACAATCCAGTATTAGAATCACTATTCATATATATAGCAGCAAAACTTGCACTTCCAGCAACTGTTGTTCTAAATCTTTCTGCAAAAACAAAAGCTCCAAATGTAGCACTACCATTAACTTGTAGCTTATTAGAGCCATCATCAGTTGTTGTTCCAATAAGTAGGTTACCATTTGATGTCAAACGCATTTTTTCTGCATTACTAGTATAGAAAGTAATATTATTGCTAAGTACATTAGTTAATCTTAAATCACCATCACCTAAAAAACCGACTGTTCCAACTTCGGTATTAACATTATTAAGAAAGCTATTTCTAGCTATAACTGTGCTTGACCCACTTGTACTATCTTTTAAAATCATTGCTGGAGCACCATTGCTAATTGTCATATCATTAGTCGTTGTCGCACCATTATCTGTAACTTCTTGCAAAGTATCGGCAGAGCCAACTTGAGCATCAACGTAACTTTTACTTGCAGCATCTGTTGAGGCAACTGGAGTAGCTGGAATAGTTACTTGACCAGTAAAACTACCAGTTCCAGAAACAGTCAAGTTTCCATCAGATGAAACAGTTAGTAAATCACCATTATTGTTTGCAAATTTATATCCTCTAATTCCACTTGACAAACTAAAATCACCTCCAGAACTTGTTGAGCCAATTGTTAGATTGTTTGTTCCTCTTAATATTATATTGCCCTGTACATCTAACTTTTCACTAGCAGTAGTCCTTCCAATAGCCAGATCACCACCAGATGTCAAACGCATTCTTTCTGAGCCTGGATCAGTTTTAAATATATGATTATCATAAGCATAATATTCAGCACTGTCACTGACCATTTTTAAATACATACTTGAATTTGCAAAATATACAGTTGATGGCAATCTTAAATTATTATCACTTGTAATAATACCAAAACCATAAAATGCCATATTTCCACTCCAATCACCAAAACCAATTGTTTTTGATGAATTTGTTATTTGTAATGGATAAGCTGGACTTGATGAACTACCAATCATTATACTGTTAGTAGTCGTATTGCCATTATCTGTTACCTCTTGAAGCGTATCGGCAGAGCCAACTTGAGTATCAACGTATGCCTTTATACTTTCACTAGTAGCTAAACTTGTAGCACTTGCAGTTCCAAAACTATCGTCATCTATATAACTACTAATTGCAACACTACCAGAATCAATACTTGTTGCAGTAATATCAAAGCCACCAACTGTTCCTTTTGTTTTGTTTTGGTATTGTGCAGAAAGGTCATCTTGGTTAATTAATAAAACAGAATTTGCAGCTACATCTTCAAATAAAGGAGTAGATGTAACGCTGATAGTATCATCAGATGCCCCTTGATTAGATGAAACAGTCAAAGTCATTATTTCACCATCTTTAGAATTTATTAAATTTAAAGTATCATTAGTTTTAAAAACTGCACTATCTAAAGTGTTAATTGGTAAACTTGACAAAGATTTTTGATCTTTTGCTGTTATGTAAGTTATTGTTCCAGTAAATGTTGTTCCAGCTTGAAATTTTATATCACTTGAGCCTTCACAATCTAAATAAATACTATAGTCACCACTTGTTGTTATTGTTTGAGATGTTCCAGAACTTCCAGCTTTTACTAATAAACTTCCAGCTGTAACCTCAACTGTAAAATTAATTTGATAAGTTAATTCAGCTGTTAATACAGATTGCACTAAATCACTTGTTGAGCCAGTTGCAGCAAACTTTGCTTTTTTTGTTGTTGTATCTATTGTCCAGCCAGTTCCTAATGTCCAACCAGTTGCAACATTAAAATTACCATTCACAATTACATTACTTCCAGTTGATGGAACAGTTGTTCTAATATATGCAATTGGTGAATTAGTCATCAATGCATTATTAATATTTGGAATTATTTTTGCCGCATCAATTGGATTGTCATTTTGAGAGCCACCTAAACTTCCAATATCATTTGTAGTTGTTGTTACAGATAATGTATCTCTAAGTATTTGATAACCTTCATAATCCCATTCATCATATAAAGTGTGAAAACTACCTCTTCTAAAAAAATATTCTGGATCATTATCATTGCTTCTAAACTCTCTAAGCCTACCAATTGGATTTACATATCTTGGTCTTGTTGCACTACCACCTCCACTTGCAGTTCCAGTTTGATTTTTGTTTTGTTCGCCTACCGCTAATCTCATTGTTGGAGAAATAACAACTTGAATTTGTCCAGTTAAAAATTCATCAATAAGCATTTGTGTAAAACTTTTTGCACCAGTTAAAATTCCTCTCCCCCATTTTTCAGTTGCTACAGTGCTTTCAAATGTACTGCCATTCCAAACATTTAGATTTCCTCTAGCTGTTTCTAAAATAGTATCGCCCCAAAGCAATTGTCCAAAACCATAAATTTGTGTATTTGTACTATTATTAACAACTGTATCATTTGTAAATCCATAACTAGAATTTGCAGTATTACTTAATGCTTGTAAATAACCTTTTAATGGTGAACGCCAACTATATCTATGGTCTGCATGATGTGAGCCAGTATTATATCCACTTGGTTGAATATGTATACTATTTGTTGGACTTGACCCAGCTGAAATAAATGAGATGCTATTATCTTGTAAAGAATTTGTCCAAGTAATAGTTCCACTATCTATAAAAGTAACTGGAGTAGTATTAAAATTTGGAAGAGATGGTGTATCTTTTGTTGGATTTCTTTTTATTTTTGGTTGATTATAACCTCCTATATTACAATAAAAGCTACCTGGATTATTAGAGCTTGACCCAAAATGTTCCATCCCAATATAAAAATCCCATTCACCAGTTAAACTTAAAGCATTTCCTGAGCTGTCAACAAATTCAATTTGCTCAGAAAAACCAATGTAATTGTTTTCAACTTTATTAAATGATTTAATTACATATCTAGGAGATGCAGTTCCTAAAGGTGTCCAGTTTGCTGAGTCAACCCAGTAAAATGAGCCATTACTAGAATCATATTGCAAATAATATGTCGTAATAGTTCCACCTACATTTTGTGTACAATATAAATTAAACTTTAATCTACAATACCAACCGCCAGTATGACCATCAGCAACTAAAACTTGATTATCTGTGTCAAATGTCCATTTCCAATTTAGTGGAATAGATACCCATAAAAAATCAGCAGTTGATGGATTACTAATAGTTCCTTGAAAAATGTCATTAAAAATACCACTTTGATTTTTTGCTTGACTTCTTAAATAAGGAAATCCCCCATAATGATTTACTCCATTTAAACTCAAAAAATTAGCATTAGCTCGGTGTATAGGTGGTAAATAATTATATTTAGTTCCTTTTAATTTACTAATTTGATTATTTTGAATTGTTTGCTCATATCTTGTTGAATATGTATCACCTAAATGGTCTTGGCTTCCAAGAGAAGCACCAGTTCTACTATATTGTCTAGAATTAATATTATTTGGATTATCAATAAAACCTCCTTCATCAACTATGTATTCTGGTATTTGAATAATCCAAAACTCATGCTTCCAATAAGTTATTCTTGCACCCCAGTGTCTTAAAAGTTCTTTTAAAGCATGATAAGTATTATCTGGAAAATAAACACCATTTTCATCTTTTGTATGAAAAACACTACCTAAACATTGTGTTAAATCTAAAGGATCAGAGCCTTGATTAGTGTTAGGCATTTTACCATTATACCAATTTACAGCGGTAGTAAAACCCCAATCTAATGAAACACCTTGACCATTAGCCCCACTAATTGCAGCACCAGTTTTTTGTAAACATTGTGTAATCCAGTGACGATAAGATGCTGGACCCCAATACATATTTTGAGGAGCATAATTTCCAGGTTTTCTATCTTCATAATCTGGGTCAGAAAAATCAACAAAATCGATTTCTTTTAATAATGCTAACCCATCAACAAATATTAATTCTTGTTCATAAGGAAAAGATACATCTTCACCACTTCCTAAATCCATTGTTAAAAAACCACTCCAAATAGGCTTAGTTGTTGTATAAGTTGATGATGTTGCTTTATATAAATGTAAATAAACTTCTTTTTCTTGATATGTTGTTCTTAGATCATTAACAAATGATTGTTCAGTCAAAGTTGTAACCATTAAAGGTATTTTACAATTTGAACTTAAAATAGGAGAAAATCTATCATCCTCTTCTGTTTCATAAGTTATAACTGGACCCCCAGCTCCAAGAGTTACTTCTGTAATACTAGAACTATAATCTTTTACCCAGATTTCTAAATAGTAATCAATATTGTTGTTACTCTTGTATGACGAATGATATTTTTTTCCGAATGCCATAAGTTAAACCGCTCTTTGTCTATTTAAACCGCCTCTCTGATTACTAATAAAAATGTCATTACCGCTTATACGACCATAAACCTCAACTTGTTGAGTTCCACCTCCATTTATCATTCCTTTTAATTTATCTAATGGAGCTACAACCTCAGGATTTGATGCTGTTGTTCCAGCTCCCTCACCTACTAAAGCCATTGTTGGTCCAGTTACTAACCCCCCATTTGCTAAACCTAATATACTATTTTTTGCTAAAGTAAAAGCCTTTGCTAAATTTCCAGCAACACCAGGTCCGCCTAACAATATGTTAATTGCAGTTAATACAGCTAACTGAATAATTAATTGTTTAATTGCTTTCTTTATGTTTTGAATAAAAGAGCTAAAAAAACTTTCTTGACTATTTGCTGCACTCAGCATTGAGTCGTATAATACATCACCAAACAATTGATTTAAAGCATTTGATTCTCTCAACTTTGAATTAAAAACCTCTAAGTTAACAACAATATCTTCAAATTGTTCATTTACTAAAGACATTTCCACAGCAAATTGATCAGATATTGATGACATATTTTCAAGCGGTTTAAATTGTTCTAACTCTTGTAAAGTCAAGCTCAATTCATTTGCTGCATCAGTAGTATTTTTTAAATTACTTAGATCATTTGTATTTTTACTATCAGTTTTTGTTGTTTTCTTCTTTTTTGTTGTTTTTATAAAAGGTATTTTACCTTCTAGCATTCTTTTTCTTATTTCTTCTGGATCAAGTGGTAAATCTTGAATAGAAAAATCTAACTTTTTAGCCTCTTCATTAACACCAAATATTGCTGTTTTTAATTCATTAAAGCGTTTTTTTAAATTAATTAATATACCATCACCTTCATCCATTTTTATAAATGCTGTTACAAAAGCTACTGCAAGACCTAATGGTCCAGTTATTAATTTAATTAGTTTTGGTAAAAATGTTATTAAATTTTTAAGTAATGTAGATAATGATGCTAAACCAGTTATAAATGGTCCGATAACAGCTGTAAGTAATCCAACGTCTATAAGTAATTTTTTATTTTCATCACTCATATTACTTAAAGTTTTTACAAGGCTAGATAAAGAGTTTATTAAATCACTAGCTATTGGTAATAATTCTTTACCAAATTGTTCTCCAAGTTCTTTAACACTTTCTTGTAAAGACCTTGTGCTATTAGCAACCCCATCACTTGTTCTAGCAAAATCACCTATAGCATTTGTAGATTGAGAAATAACAAAATTATACCTAAGCTGCACTTTTTCAGCTTGAGACATTTGTTTTATAGTTTTTGTAATGCCTTGTTCTAAAGCAAATTGTTTTAAATTTGCTTCTGTCATTACTACACCAAGTTTTTTTAAGGATTCTGTTTCACCAGTGAAAATACTAGCCAAAGCTGTTTGAGCAACATCAATTCTTATGTTTTTAAATGAAGATAAATCACCAGCCAACCCAACTAATGATGTACTCATCCCAGCAGCTTGTTTTTGCGTCAAGCCCATTGACGTTCCCATGTCGCCAAATAAAGCAGCCATTTCTAAAGCTGACCCTTCTGCAATACCAAAACTGTTTAATGTAGTTTTTGCGAATGATTGTACTTCTTTAGAAGATTCACCAAAACTTACGTTTACTTTATTTAACGATTCTTCAAAATCAGAAGCTAATTTAACAGCACCAGCTCCTAACGCTAAAATTGGTAAACTTAAATTAGTAGTCATTTGACTACCTATTCTACCAGCTTTTTTACTAAACTTATCTAATTTGTTTGTTGCATTTCTAATTGATTTGTCGAAGCCCTTGAAATCTGCCCCAAACATTACAGTTAATTTTCCTACTAAACCTAATGCCATTATTTATTTACTTTTGTGTTCAGTTAATTTTTTAATATACTCAGCTTTTTCTTTCAACTTTTTATAATCTACTTCTTTTTGTTTCTTGTCCCACTCAAATTCAATCAAATCAGTTGGCTTTAACTTTTTTCCTTTTGCTATTTGTATATTTAATAACAATGTCGTTTGCCATCTTGTTCTTTCCCAGTTTGCTCTTTCTTTTATATTTTCAATCTCATAAAAGCCATCTAACTTATTCCAAAAATGTTTAGGTAAGTAGTCATAAAATTCTTCAACTCCCATACCTAAATATCCAAAAGCAATTTTTTCAAGTTTCCGCCAAGAAAGTTTTTCTTTTACTTCTTGGCTTTTTGCTTTTTTTCAGAATCACCGCCCATTTGTTCAGCTAAAATTTCCATTGCTTTTGCAATAGAATCATAATCATTATCAATTAAGTCAGCTAAGTCATCAATTGTAATTTTGCACTCTTGCTTTGCAGCTCTGTAACCATCCTCTATTCCGCAGTAAATTAAATTTAAAGCATTATCTAAAGTCATATTATTACCAAGTTTATCCAAATCTTGCAAAGTAGTATTAGTTTTTGATGAATATTTTCTTAGGGCATTAAAACCAAATTTTATTGGATATTTTTTATTATTTATTTCTATAAAAGTATAATTCATTTTTTTTGTTTAGTTTAAAAGGATCATAGCAAAGGCACTAAACAAAATTTAGAGCCTAAGCTAATCACCTAAGTTTTAGTTTACAGTTTGTGTCAATGCGCCAGTTCCCTCAATGCTGAGAGAAAATGTAGCGGTATCCTCTGTCCCGCCAGTAAAGCTCATTGATGTAATAAATCCAGTTCCAGAATAACTTACGTCATTTGTTGATGTATCTCCAAATATGAATGATACAGCACTTCTGTTTGTTCCTAAATAATTGGATGCTAATAAATCATCTGCCCCATTTGCCAAAGGTGAATTACTTGCATCAGTCCAAGCATAAGCACCATCAATATCAATAGAGAAATCTCTAACTCCTTCTAAGATTTCTTTAAATCCAGCACTTTCTTTATTTGTAATTTCTCTAGGAGAATGATTTACATTTAAAGTACAGTTTTGAGCAAAGGCAACAAGATTACTTGTACCAGAGCTATAAACTTTAATTTCAGTTCCATTTAAAATAGCCATTTTCTTTTATTTTTTATATTAATTAATTATTTTCTTTAGCAATTTTTACTTTGCTTTTTTTTTCTTTTTTTTCTTCTTTGTATATGTACCCATTGTCTTTTAAAAATTTTAATGTATCGTTATTTTTTATTATCATAATTGTTCCAGCTTTATTTAATTGTCCATAAGCTCTCCAATCTTTTTCTAATTTTATTTTCATATTTTTTAATTTGTCGGATTAATTTGTCTAATTTCAAAATCTAAAGCCTTTCTGTAAATACCAGCATCACCGCTAGTGTCATCAAAAATATCATTGTAACTTTGAAATTGACTTGATTGTATTTGTTCACCTCCATAAGTTCCTTCATTAATTCTATCCATTGCAACTCTAATCTTTTGAGCTAAATCAGATGCTTGAGAATATGTTTCACTATAACAAGAAATCATTACATCATTTGTGTCTAATGTTGATGCCCCATCTTTTGTATCATTTGGATCAACACCAGTAACATCATAAATAATAAATGGAAATGTAGTTGTTTGTGGAGCTACATTAGGAAATATCCTAGTGCCTACCAAAGCATTTACTTCACTATCATTTGCTAAAATATTATATATTGATTTACCTATTTGCATTTTATGAATATCCTAGTGTTCCAAATTTAGCTAATTTTTTACTTTCTTTCAACATTACTTTTCTAGCATCTATTAACATATTAGCCATTAAGCCTCTTTTAGTTTCTTCATAAGCTGGTTTTATAAATGGTTTTGCTGGTCCCCACTTATATGTTGGGCTTTGTGCATCTCTACCAACTTCAATCCATGCTCCATAAAAACCACTTTTTCCACTTTTTTTACTAAATGCTCCCTTAGCTCTTAAACCAACATAACCACCTCCAATTCGTCTGGTAGCTTTTGTTGTTATAAAACCAACTGATTTTTCTAATGTTGTTGATCCAATACTTCCTTTTTTAAAAGGCATTCCAGATATTTTTTGCTTTATTTTATCTTGTAAAGGCTTAGAGTTTTCTCTAAATATTCTTGTTAAGTTTTTTGGATTGTTTAATTGTCTTGGAAATTGTGCCATGAAATTGTTTAATTCTTTCATGCCAATAACATTGACACCAACACGATTCATTGTTCCAGTTGTTCCAGCTAATCCAGCCGCTTTACTTCTATTTCTATTTCCAAAAGAAAATCCCATCAATCTTTATTTTCACAAATTATTTCTAAAAACGCAGTTCTTCCATCTATCTGATTAATTACTTTAGGAAAATAATATTTCCCATCATAAGTTAATCTTGATTGTAAACTTAAATTGCTCATGTCTAAATTTCTAATATAAATGTGCAACTTAGTCATTCCAGTTATTTTACTTGATTCATCTGTTTTCTCACTACCTCCTTTCCATTCTATTGCAGCCCATACTGTTCTAAAAGCAACATAACTTCTTGTCAATTCACCATAGCTATTAGCTGAGGTACTAACTGATTCAATAGTTACTCTCCTATCTAATTCGCCAATTGTCATCCTACTATTTGTACTTTATATGTATCTAATAACCATTTAACATTCATTGGCAGTTCAGTTGCAATTCTACCTATTACTACACTATTTCTATTTTCGTAAAAATTCCCTATTGTTAATAGGATAGCTTGTTTTATTATTTCTGGAACATCACTTGCAGCACTTCCATAGCCAACTGTGTATCTTGCTAAAACAGCATCATTTCTTTTTGTTATTGTTGGAAAACTTTGCCCATCCGCTAATTGTATTTGTGATGGCTCATAATTTAATTGAGTATCATAAACACTAGCACTTAATGTCTGCAAAGAATTATCACTATCATAATATTTAACATGAGCAACCGCACTAACTTTGCTTTTGAACAATGTTTGTAATTCAGCAAAACTACTTGCATATTGTTCAATAACAGTATCAATAAAAAATCTATTAGTGTACTCCTCACTTAATTGTGTTGCAGCTTTGATAATAGATTCAATATAAGTATCATCTGCGGTAGTATCAACTTTTAAGTGTGACTTTGCCTCAGTTAAACTTACTGGATAAGTTGTTGCAGCTGTTATTACTTGATATGTTTTCATATTATTTAGTTATAAAAAAAGGGATGATGGTAAGTCCACCACCCCTTTTCTGAATTAAGTATTAATACTAAGCTTCCAAGTTTTTGTGGAATGTAGTAGCTTGTACAGCTCCAGCATCTACTAGAGATGTTAGAACATAACGAGGCTCTCCTTTACCAGCATTAGTATAAATGTCATAAATCACATCTAAACCACCAAACTGTGCAATGTGTACTTTAGAGAAATCTCCAAATAAAGCAGCAGTTTTTGCAGCATTACCACCAGAGTTAAGGTTTGATGTTACAAATGAGAAATATCCATTTAACATTTTATCTCTATTATCATATAAAGCTGATACATTTGATACTTGATCTAACACTTTAACGTCTGCATAAGCAGCTGGATTTAAAATGTAAGCCATTCTTGCTCCTTCTAAATTAACGTCAGCAGCTAATAAATCAGTTTCCATTTTTAAAACATTTGCAGATGAAATAACAGATGTTGCAGAAGATGTCGCATCTTTGAATAAAGATGTTGGAGCAGCAGTAACGTCATCATTTGCTAAAAATGCAGATTCCATTGTTGCAGCAACAGATTGAGCCATGTTTCTTCTTAAAGCAGATTCAATAGATGCATTTTGAGTTACAGCCTCAGCAGATACATTTACAATAGAAATACATTTCTTTGGGCTTAAAGTTAAAGATGTTGCAGTTCCATTTGCGTTTGGAGCTGTTCCACCAGTTTCAGCAACGAATCCAGAATTGATTGATGAAAATACTGGGAATTTCATATTGTTTATTCCAGAATAAAAATTAGCTCCAGCAGATGCCATAACTAAGTTTGCTTCTAATTGGTCAGTCCATGCCATAACTTGAGTTGCATTTCCAGCAGCAGTTCCAACAGCAGCTCTTGTCAATATGCTTGAAGGTATTCCAATTCCTTTGTAAGATTGACCAGTATATCTTGACTCATTTCTAGCTTCTTGGTCCATCTCCTTAATTAGCCCCTCTAATCGTCCATTTGCAGCTTGAGCTAAAGCATCTTGAAAAGAGTAATCTCTTACTTCTTTTTCTACTTTATTACTTGTAACTCCAGAAACAACAGCAGCATTACGCTTGATAGTTTCTAACTTTTCAGCTCTTTCAATCTTTGCATCAAGATTATCAACTTCTGTTAATAA